TATTTATTTATTTATTTATTTATTTATTTATTTGTAACTTAGGTTGAAACGAGATCGTGAAAGTATTCACAGAAATTTTTTAATTTAGGAACAATTACAGTGTCCCACTTTACCTTATCTCGTGAGAGCAAGTGTGTACACGTCTTATCATCATGTTGTTCAATGAGTTTACACGACTCGAGATCTAACATCGCCATGTACGTCTGACATTGAATTTCTTCGTAGTCGCGGACAGTCTTGAATAGACGATTCGTTCGATTTTTAATTTCAATAATCGTAGAGGCATCTTCGGATAATCGGTCAATTCTTCCAACGATCACGTATTCCGTACCCCGAATTTTACACACCGGGTACGTATAGAACGTTTCGTCTGTCTTGAGCGTTGGGTCCATTTCGGCTGTTGTATCCTCGTGTCGAATCCCGTGATTCGTGTACAACGTTTTACGGATATGATCCTTTGCCGCCTCCATCTTTTCGGGTGGAAGTCCGCTTTGATTTGTCAATTGGTTCGAGACAGCTCGGTACTTCTGCTCTACAGATGTACTGTCCATCGATTTAAATTTTAATGCGTCTTCTAGCAGTTCCGACGCAACCGAACATTCATCTACCGCAGATACAGCGATCTGCTCTTTCGTTTTTCCTTTAAACGTGTCGGGGAGATATTTACACCACAGATTCATGACCACTTCTTGTGGCGGTTTGAACCTATTCTTATCAATCATACTCGCGACATCTGACGCTTTCAACACGACTTTGTCTACACCAATACGATTTTGTGTACGTTTCTTATCCCTGAGAAGTGGATATATATCACCACATGCACGCGAATCCGCGAGTGCGTTATGCGCATTATCGAGTGTTTTACCCGTCAGTTCCGTGTATATGATAACCAACTTCTTGGGTTTGAGATACCAATGGTGGACCAGCTTATGCGTACACGCGAACGCGACGTCTTTAAACGGGTCAATACTCACACCGCGTCGGTAACATTCGGAGAACAATACATTCTCGTCAAACGCCGAGTTGTGTGCGACGAGTGTCTTACAGCTACCCATAAATTTTACGAATGTGTCATACACTTCTTCGAATGGTACACCATGTTCTACCGCGTGTTCGTGCGTGATACCATGGATATGGGTCGCTTCCACCTTAAACGTGTCAGGCTTCACTATCATGTGATGCGCATCCAGTTCTTTACCGGAAGCGTCATATTTGACAAAAGCGATCGAAACCATCCGACATTTGTCAAATATATGTGTATTGTCTTTGGTCGCGGATTGGCGGGTCATAGGAAGACCCGTCGTTTCTGTATCCCATGCGACGTATGACATATTTAAATATACGTTTTACTCTTTAATCACCTTACCAAAAGCCGGTAGTACGCGACTTGATAGGTAATTTATTGTTATTAGTAGCCAATTGACTTAGGTCTAATACATCACTCATTCCATATAATATAGACTTTTGTTCCGTTGATTTTACAAACCATAGCTTATTTTCAGTTTTTGTAATGTCACAAATATAGCAATACATAGCTGCACACATGGCGTCACCCGTTCCTAATACATACATATAACCCTTATTTTTTTTATTAGTTTTATTTAATGCGACAGTAGTTAATACTTGCATGAAATCACCTAAAAATTTAGAAATTTTGTCATTGATAGTCGCTGTAGCTTTACGAGCTGCGGGTGCTGTTACACCACCGGGTACCGTCACTTTACCCTTATCAGTAGTTATATCTATTACATATTTAAGTGTTGAGTCATCTAGACGGTATTCCAAAGTGGTATTACCGATTTTAAACACAGGTTTACGGTAATTCCACGAAAGTGTCGTACTCGGGGTTTCCTGCATAACATATTGGGAATCCTTCTTAGCACTATCCATTTGCATGTCGTGACCGGGATCCACTAAGTTCGCAATCGACACGGTATTATAAAATGGCTTTGTTTCACTAGTGCTAGCAGTTTCTCCTATTTTGGTGATTTTATCCAAAACGTATGAATATGGATACGCTACACGTCTTTGTGCGTTTGATAGTGTACTCGCCTCATCTTCTTGATCAAATAGTAAGCAAGTGTCTGTCCCACTTTTAAACATATCGGCGGTTATCTGCCTATTACTAAATTCTATAGGTTCTCCCGTATTAAATAATGATTCATATTTTTCCTTAATAACAGATTCATAATCTGTCTTTGGTAATTTTAAAAGATTTTTATATAACTTTGTGTTCATATTTTTATCAATTTTCGTGTAGTCGCTTCCAAAAATTGTTTTAATAATGTCACTTTTAATAAACATATCGAACGACATATCAATAATTTTATCATGTTTCATATCCAAATACATCAAATACACGAGTTCAACGAATTTAGTTTTGTCTAACGGTATAGTTAAATTTAAAACGTCCCCCCCACGTGATCGTTTTTGGAATAATGTATAGTGTTTATATATCAGTCTCACTGCTTGTTTTACCGTTTTTCCACCGAATAACGCACGAGTTCTATCATCGGTCGATTTCTGAATATACATGTAAATCAAAAAATCCTTAAGATCCACGAACTGGGCGGGTATTGATGTAGCTCTTATTATTTTAACTAAAATAGGGGCGTAGGCAGATTTAGTCACTGGTAGTTTTTTTACTTTTGGGAACATTTTACTAATACGTTCAGCATCTGCTTCCACTTTTGGGTTGTTATTTTTAGGACCATTATTCATAGGTGTGACAGTTTTTGCAGTTTTCGCAGTTTTCACACGCGCGGGGGTTTTTGCAATTTTCGCAGTTTTCGCACGCGCGGGGGTTTTTGCAATTTTCGCAGTTTTCGCACGCGTGGGGGTTTTAGGTACTGGTAGGTTGACAGGTTTGGGTTTGACAGGTTGTACACGTGTCGAACGTCTAACAGTTTTAGCTTTAGTAGACTTGGCATTGGCAGCAGCTTGTGCAGCCAAAAACGCACTATTGTTCACATTTACAAGTCTTTTCGTCCCACCAACACCCGGTGTAACACCCAATATAATATTCTTGTTCGAGCGTGGGGGGGTCTTTCTTTTAGCAGTGGCAGCTCTCTTGGCAGAGGCAGCCCTAGCATTGGCTTCAGCGTTTGCAATGGCCCAGGATTTTTTCCGAGCAGAGGTGGTGGCAGAATTTGGTTTCTTATTAGAAGTTATGTTATTCTCCGAATTACCAGAGTTGATATTCATCGCCGAGTTGTTACTCAACGACCTCCCTCGGGCTGTTCTGGCCATCGCACGTTGAGCTGCAACCCCTGCGGATATTAAAGGGATTTTCATACGCTTAGACGCTGGCACATTTTCTAGATCGACAGGAGATCTATTCCGAACTGACATCTTAATGTCAGTCAACATTTTATTTATAAATGGATACATCATATTTTAACGCGTTAATCGGCTTCTACTGGATCTATGCATTCGTTTTTTTCTTCCTCTTCTTCTTCCTCTTCAATCCCTTCGGTAATTCCCTCGTCCTCTTCCGGTTGTACATCTTCGTCCTCTTCTTCCTCTTCTGGTGGTTCATCGCATATTTCATCTTCGGGGTCTTCCAACTTCTTCACTTCTTTTTTGGGAACCGTCGGCACTTTCTTTTTCGGCACCTTTTCAAAAATAGATTCAATAATCTTTTGCGTCCTTTCCTTCATAAATTTTTTCCTTTCGAAATTACGGTGAAGTTTTTTAATAAACGCCTCTGAATGTCCCATATTCTTATAAGCTGAAATAACCGACTTCAGAGGGGGTGTTTTTGACTTACTATAATATTTATCCCATAGACACGCCATAGACGCTAACAACTTAACACGTACAACCCCAGACTTAAGAATATGTAGTTTTAACACAACTCTATCCGGGTAACCAACGTGACATTCTATCGTATGAATTTTATTAATTCTTTTAGGGGGTTCTGAAACCTGCGGCTTTCTGAATGGAAGATTCGCTTGTTTGTAATTTTTTTCGAGAAGTTTCAGGTACAGTTCGGTATTCTGATAATAGAAACGCTTTTCTATTACCGGCCTGGGTGTGTCCCTTACATTCAAAATGTCGTATATCACACCACGCGTGGGTAACACGGGTTGTGTGGTACTGGGATTGATTTTTTTACGAGGTAGAGGTCTCTTAAACATCTTATTATACAATTACAGGAATTTTTTTGCAACTTAGGTCGAGTTCACATTCTAAAATATGATGCGCTTGGAAATTTTGGAGAGACGAAAACGGACCCCATATTTCAATTACTTTTCTATTTTTGTCATACCAGAGGTATGTCAGTTCTAGATATTTGGTGAGCCAATAAAATTTTTTACCCCCTCTTCCAACAAACTTGAAAATATCATTTTCGTCATACGAAGACACATCAAATTGACTATAATGTGTATTGGGTGGCGAGTATGGGGCCATTTCTTCTTGTGTCTATATCACCCATACTTTTTAAGCCATTTTCTTTTTACCGCAGTCGCAGCCAGATTTAGATTGGTTAATCGTTTTCAAAAGCATGATCGTAATAAACATCGCAACCGCGAGGAGTACTGCATTCATTTTATATGAACTGATATTTTATTCTAAACCCTCCTCGTCGCATAAACTCACTTCGGAATCACTATCAGATTCGTCCGATGAGTCGTATATTACATCTGGATCACTTTCATCTACCATTTCGTAATGTATTGTATCATATTTTGTATATAAACCAGTTTCTTCTAATAAAGTCGTATCGTAAAACCCCGATACAGAATCTTTGGGTACCAGTAGTGTATCGTCACTAAATATATAGAGACCACGTCTATCATAGTCCAATACTTGCACGGCGTAGTCATCGCCAACTTCAAATACGATACGGGCAATTTCACATATTTCATCTTCGTATTCAATGTCAACAATCTGTCCTTCCATTAGTAGTAGTACACCTGTAATTTTTATATAAGTAATTGTAATGAATATTCAGAAAGCGAACAAAAATGAGGCTGTAATGTTCGATATAGATGATACACTTATATCGTCCAAAACAGGCAAACGTAAAGATGTCGTCTATAAATTTTACACTTTATTAAAAGATCTAGGATATAAGATGATCATTGTCACTGCTAGACCTGGATTTGCGGCCAATGTCAAATGGACGCAGAACCAGTTAGCTTCTCATGGTATTGTGTATGATCAACTCGTGTTCACTCCCGCCGAAAATAAAGGAACATTTAAGAAGAATTCTGGATACAAATATATCGTATCAGTAGGTGATTTGGATACCGATCTCACGGATACCAAATACTCTGTTAAGATTTCCAGGTAGTTTGACATACGTGACACGTAATAAATACAGTCATAGGTTCATCAGCACTTCGCGTCTGCATCTCATAATACGTAGTCTTGTTCTGTCTACACTTTCCACATTTGAATAGACCGATATAATCCGGTTCGTTTACGATACTATATTCTTTTTTAGCACACTTCTCAGCGTTACGTTCACACTCTTGTGCATATGGTCCATCTGGCCACATCGACACGAGTGACATATTCAACGCGGACTCACTTTTAATTTTCCCTAGGCGAACACATTCGTTAAATGTTTTAGAAGCATTCAAATTTTTTTGAATCTCGAGAAATTTGTGTTTATACCTATCCATGTGATACCTATTATCACGTGCGGGTGTGTCACCCAGACTGTGTGTTTTCTTAACAGCCCAATTATGTGTAGATTTCTCGAGATTTAAACACGTTACATGGTCTTCTGGAAGATCGAGAAGAGATGCATATTTTTTTACAACGTAGTTTCGAATATCCATTAGAATATACAAATTTTAGTACCTACTTAGGTTGGGAAAAGCCACTTTAGCGCACTCACCAAACGCTTCGGGGGAGCACGTATTAAACGGCCCACCTACGCGTTTAGGATTATTCAGTGTAGCATTCCAGTTATTATCCAGGAAAAGTGTTCTTGATGTCGGTAGGGGGACGTACAGATCAAACCGCCTGAGAAGCGCGTATGCGAGTATCACCGCTACTAACAAAGTGATGTACATGTTCATTTATTAGAAACAACTTTTTTATTTGTATACAACAAATGACAAAATCTATTTTAATACACGAAAATACGGGCGACATCGAAGAAGTAGAAATCGACATAGACCCCAAAAAAAATGAAATATTCAAAATTTTGAAAGGAAGACAAACGTTTATTGGACAATGGGAAGATATAGATGTTGTCATTATGAAAGCTGAAGACGGTAAAGTGACGAACATGAACACTTTACCACCACCATTTGATATGGAAGAGGTTATGGGTAAGATAATATTGATGCGTATGGACGACAATTCAGATCCACAGGACTTTACACTAGAAGAGTATCAATCATTTCTTCTGAGGAATGAAAGCATCATTGTTTAATACAGCATTAGCATATTTCATACAGAGCTGAAAGTGTATGTATGCGAAATCAGCTGGATTTGTCATCGTGGGTACATCCTTTAAGGGGTTAACCTCGACGGTTTTAATAATATCAATTTTTTCACCGTTCACCGCCTTGGTCATGTCGACCCCAATTTGTTTTAGCCACATAACATGCGCTTCATCTTTACAATCGAATGCGGTTACAAAATTAACCATTTACTATACATTGTCAGTTATTCTTTAAACTATAATTGAGATGTTCCCTGTATAAGAAATCATCTACGTCTCCGTCGACCTCTTGTCCACTGATAGACAAACTAAATAAATCCTCATATTGGAACCGGTGACAATAAAAATATGAAATACCTGTCATGATAGACATATTGTCTAGGTCGTCTATTGTTTTGTATTTAATTTCCAATAAGTCTTCATATAATTCGGGTATCTGCTCTTTATGATCTTCGAGTATACGCACTTTCGTAATTTGCGAAGATAAGTCGATGGCGGGCCATGTCCCAAATTTGGCTTTATGTTCGCATAAATACCGAATGTACACACGAGCAGTAGACGGATCCTTGAAACACACGAATCGAGGCTTTGAGTGTCCGTCGACGAGTGTCGCCGACCCACCCGATTTTATTGTTACGAAGTGAAACTCCATTCTAGTTTTAATATGATATTAAAAACCTTAAATATATATATATGATATTTCCAGTAACACCCGGACAATGTACATACGTTAGACTCGTCCAGTCAAAGAAACCAATCCTCATCGCCACAGGCCCGGCCGGTTGTGGTAAAACCATGCTCGCGTGTCACGAAGCGTGCCTAAAGTTACAGTCGAGGGAACTATCTAAAGTTATTTTTACACGACCCATTGTCGCAGCCGACGAAGATATGGGGTATTTACCCGGGGAAATGGAAAGAAAAATGGAACCTTGGGCTAAACCGATGACGGAAATTATGGAAAAATACTTATCGAAAGGTCAAATGGAATCTCGCGTGTTCATCGAACCCCTTGGATTTATGAGAGGAAGAACATTCACGGACGCTTTTATCATAGCAGACGAAATGCAAAACAGTACACCTAACCAGATGCGAATGTTACTTACGCGTCTCGGTGAAAATACAAAATTAATAGTCACAGGAGACGTAGATCAGAGTGATTTGGATAAACGTAATGGACTTGAAGATATACTCGAACGAATAAACGGTGTAGACTTGACGTACGTAGATCGGGTCACTTTAAACGTTGAAGATGTCGTACGTCACCCAGCAGTTACAGAAATACTCTCGCTGTATTATAAATGATAGGGACGAGTCGATTGACAAAATTTCAGCAGTTCCGAGTTGGAATACTCGTATCCAGGATTAGAAGTATTCGTAAGACAAACGCAAATGTTAATATAATGTCCACGAATAGATCTTATAATGACGTCCGCGGGTTTTATGAGGAATTATCCAGAGTATTCGGAAACCATTTACCCGACAATCACAGGAGAGATGTGGTAGCCTACAGGATATATTTGCGGCAAATAGCTGATATATCCGCGGGTAATTACGCTGGGAGACAGCGTTTTCACGTTAATGAGTCGAGGTCACCCACAAAAGGAAAAGCCTTTCTCCAATTCATTTATTTCGTAGAAACCCCTAAACGTAACAGTCGAAACGCACCGGTAGAGGACCGCGGTACACTTCTTTTGAAATCACCGATGGGTAAGGTACGTGAGATTGTACCCGAACAAGGAAAATTCGTATTTTTTTCACCCGACGATACATTTCACGAGGTAGCTAAACAGGATAATCCGGACATGGGAAGTGTTTCAAGAAATATGATAATCGGTATGTTGTATAGAAGTTCCCCCAATAACAAGACTGTCAATCGACAGATACAAATGAGCCCATCACGTGCACGGACTTCCCGCGCCTTGGTGGGAAGGGTGCCACTCAATAGTAATTCGGGACCCACCGGAAATGCAATTGCGCTCACAACTCTTGTCAACCGGTTACAACTCGAACCCACCAAAAGAAATCCAACTCCTAAACGAACCCCTATAAAGTCCAAAAGACCATCCAAACCCAAAACTCCCAAAACTGGACGATCATCGAAAATTACGAAATCGCGAGGAATTTCAACCTAAGTGAGGAATATATATTCAATATGTATTCACTCAATCATCATGAACACGATTACCGAAATCCAAAACCTCCTCGATCTCTGCAAGGAACAGGCTGCCAAGATCGAACAGGTTAACAAGGAACAGACTGCCGAGATCGAACAGCTTAAAAAACACATTGGGAAGCTCTTTGACGAATCAGTTCAAAGCATTGGCGCCGCGCTCAACGAGACTGAAAAGCCTTCCCTCTATGTATCGACCGCGCGAACCAGGTCATTCGACATCAACCAAGATATCGCCGAGCACCTCCAGGAACTCGGTGAGATGACATCTGATTTTTACAAGGCGGGTGCATACGATACGGCCGCTGGTATTATTGCCAACCTCACGTACGAAGTCCAAAATGGTGAGAGTCTTCTCAACATCAATGGTATCGGAAAGGGGATCGCTAACAAGATCGACCTGTTTCTGGACGGGTACTTTGACGAAGATGAGTCTGTCGACTCGTGTGACGGTCAAATCCTCGGGGATTCTGACTCCGACTCTGACAGTGATTCAACATATGATACCGATTTCCGAGTTATGTACAATACCGGTATCGCCGAGGCACTTAACGATCTCGCGTCATACGAAACCAATACACATAAGATGGCCGCTTACGTCGCGGCCGCGACCGCCATCTTCCATCTTCCATTCAAAGTGAAAAGTGGTGAAGAACTCGCCACGGGACCCAAAAAACTTGCTGGTATTGGTAAGAGTATCTCTCGGAAGATTGACGAGTTTCTAGAGACTGGGAAAATTTCGAAACTCGAAGAGTATAAAAAAAGTGAAGAAGTGTCCAAAAACGCCGACCTCACCGACGCTTTCGATAAGTTCGCTTCTCTCGAAGAGGACCTGCATAAAAGGAACGCGTATCGGAAGGCTGCCGACGCCATTTACGATCTTCCATTCACCGTGACAAACGGTGAAGAACTTTCTAAGGGCCCAAGGAAAGTCTCCGGTATCGGTAAGAGTATCGCACGAAAGATTGACGAATTTCTCACATCTGGAAAAATTACCCAACCAAAAAAAAAGAAAATTTCTACGAATGATGAAATCGCGTGGCATTTAGAAGCGCTCGCCTCCCTTGAAGGTGAAGAACACGGTTCGCAAGACGCGTTTAAGATTCGCGCATACCGTAAAGCTGCCGAATCCATTCGCGATCTCGACTTTGAGGTGACTAACGGGTCGGAAATTTCACGTGGTCCTAAAAAAATCCATGGGATTGGTAAGGGGATTGCTAAAAAAATTGATGAGTTGATCGTGAACGGGGAGATTGAGAGGCTCGAAGAGCTTTCCAGGTCGTAAGTGACTCTCAATGAACGTGTTATAGCTTCGTTGTAATAAATTCTTTATTTTTTCTACCATCGTATACATTAACAATACCATACGATATCATTAGATCATTTATAGATACACTATCCCCCCTGTTTCTATATACCGTAACAAGTGGGCGTCCATATTTATCGTTTTTTCCACACACAATCCACACTAGACCATTCACTTTAGATTGACATATGAGTGGATTCCACGATTGATACAATGCGCGATCATCAAACCCACATTCTTCTTTGAAGACGTCGCGTGCGAGTTTTGCATGTTTAATATATTCATTACAATCGGTTGACCCTAAACTTGATTTCATATCGGGTGCATCGTACCCGAGAGTACGAAATTTGAATTTCAGTTTACGTCCGTGTAGTAGGATAACTGCATTGAATGTATCACCATCATACACACTTGTTATTTTCGCGTACCCCGTATAATTTTTCAAGTCAAATATAGGTATCGAATCGTCAACCTTAGATAATACGCGTTTTGATACACACCCGAACATGTATAAAGTTTGGTGTTACCTTTTAAGATCATTTTTAACTTCACCATGTTGCTCGGACCAATCCGATAGATCATTATAGTGTTTTTCACTCGTATCATACATGGTCTCACCGTCACTTATCATCATTTCCCTAACAATTTCGTAGAGTACTGTCGAAAGTGCAAACTTATACGCAAGAAATCCAATAAACGACGCACCATAATCAAAATCGAATGCAAATGGGGCGTTATTCCATGATACTTCAAATGCGGCAGCCCCAATGGGTGCCAGAAATTCCGATTGAAGTGCGGTCATTTCAAATTTATCTACACGATTAGCGAGTAGAGATAAATACACATATGACGTAACAGCGCCAAGTGACGCGGATACACCCTGATCAGCACCTTGTGTGATGAAATACGACGCTGAGATCATGGAACCGTACCCTGCGGTCGTTCGTTTTAAACTTTTTTTGAGATCTTTATATCCATTGACTGGTGTAATTTGAGCGTAAGTTGTAAACATTAATATTATTTCTGTCATAATCTTTATCCCAGTTTACATTAAAGATGCCATGTCAACTTTGTAATAAAAAATGCGGCGTTCCAATTGAGTGTCTGTACTGCAAGGGTAATTTTTGTCCCCGCTGTACACACCTCGAGAAGCATAATTGTCAAGGTATAAATATTAAAATAAATAAACAACTCGAGGAATTAAAAAATAAAATTGAATTCAAACCCGAACCGAAAGTTTATACTATATAATTATTTTACACCACACGCCGAGCAATACTTTTCAACTTTCTTCTTGGGACGGGTCATGGCGGCCTGGATGGCAATCAGCGCGAGGAGCGCCAACACTATCAGAGCGACATTCCGGGTCGTGTTTCGGATATTTTTGTTCATTGTTATATGATATGACAATATTTTTTCAGGCGTGAAATAAAATTCTCATACTATTACAAATGTCCATGAACGTCAAAGCACCGTCGAGTGCACAAATACCAACAACTCTCATCGTCGTCACTGCTGTTCTTGGTGCAATTTACACCGCCATCGCTTCGATTGGTATAAAACGTTTCAACAACTGTAAAGAAATTCAGGCTATGTCAAATTATGTGAACCGAAATGATTTCCTTTCGGCCACGCGCATAGCTCTCATCACAATACCAATTGCTTTTCTCGTATTGAAGTTCGGTACAATGACACCTAGCGCACCTGGGTTTATGGTGATGATGTCGGGTGTTCTCGGTATTATCGCTTCTGTGTTTGCTTTCCAACTCCAGAAAGCCGCAAAATGTACGAACATAGTTAAGAAAAGTGATAAAAATTTTGTGATTGTCGCCATTTCAGCTTCTGTTCTGATGACACTCGGTGGTATCGGTATGATTGCGATGAAGAATAAGAATTCAATTCGGTCAGTCCGCAATTATGCGTCGGCTAAAATTGCCGCTGCGCGTGCCCCCACCGCTGCCCCCGTCCCAGTCCCAGTCGCTTCAGCGGCCAATCTGACAAATACTAATCCCACCGCATAATATGGAACCAATTGAAGCTGTGTATATCACATGCATGCTCATTTTGCACGCGATACAGCGCGTGGGGCGCATGACCATGGAAGAGAAGGTTCATATGATTCATTGCGTTTCACGTTTAGTCTTGAGTTTAGATACGACACGTTGTAGAATATACAATTGCGAAACTAAAGCTATAGATGTATAGATCGACGAGTAGTTTGCACCCGTTTTGTACTGAACAGTCAACCACAACACACTACCGAGTATACCGACAAATAGATAGGGTACCGAATATGAACTGACGTCGTCGTAGTCATAAACGCGTTTCATACTTAAAATCATTTGCCCGACACCCAGTGAAAGTGCAGTACCAGCGAGAATGTCATTTGTTGACGATACTCTCATTTATATATTTAGAGAAATTAATATTTAAGTATACAAATGGAGGCCATTTTAAAATCCTACGATACCGACCCCGTCAGCGCTGAATCTCTCACCAACCGTGTCACGCGGATGGTGCATAAATATAAAAAGTCTGGTGTCACGCGCGAGAATTTAACTTCTCTTGTGTGTGGACTCGTAATGGATGTTAAAAATATCAAAAAACTCATGGGACACGAGAAAAAAGATTTAGTACTTGATCTCACGTACATGATCATTGAACAGGTAGACGAGGGCGACGAGGACACGGAGTTTGAAAAAATTATCAAGATTATGGTCCCACCAATGATTGATAGTCTCGCCCTCATGATAAAAGTAAATAAGGGTTGTAGTTGCTTCTAAAATAAGAATGAAGTTCCCCTCACTCGAGACGATGGTACATTATGGTATTTATACTATACGCGACTTACTTCTATTTTCTCAAAATAAATTGAAACGAAGAAATATCAAAACGTTAAATGAATGTGATATTTGCTCGTATGTATACGCTGGGCATGCATGCAACAATTGTTCTATGTCTTCTGTTTAATAACCAGACCTAACACGGATTCTAGATTATTCTGGTCACGTTTTAACGGTTTTGCTCGTTTGAGTCGTAACGCCTCATTCGTACCAGACGCACCCTTGATTTCGTACATCTTGGACGTGTTTAGTACGGGTTTAATGACAAGATCTGGTGCAGAATCTACTTCTATTTCATTCGGTTTTGCTTCATCTATAAGTGCATTTATTCTGAACTCCTCTATACTCATGGTCCCACCGAATTCTTTCAAGTGTAATCTATTTGGAGCCGGTTTGATACTTCCAACCTTAGAGTACATCCTCTTCCTCATCATGGTCATGTTACCTATTATTATACATCCACGACTCAGCCCATACTTATCGACTGCATATGTTTTCATACAACTCCAGGAACAAAAATTACCACACGTCGTAAACTTGTTACGTCTTTGGTCGTATTTAGTTGGTATCTGCAGGGGTGTATTGTCGAATGAATGGCAACACCACCAACACCACATGGTATACAATCGTGAATAACCCTTTAAGTTTTTTTATATACATTATAATAAGAGATGATTATCGTGGGTGTCATACTTTTTATAGTATTACTCGCTGGGTATATGTTCTTGAAAAAAAAAGTTTTGAAACCAGTTGTTGAAAGTGTACTTTCAACTCCAGAAAAGATTAGTGAAATCACAGCGGACGCAGAAAAATCTTCAGAAGAAATCAAAAAGGATTTGGGAGATGCTATCGGTGAAAAATCTAAGAAACTTGAAGATGCTGGTATAGTCTCGGCAGATGAAATGAAGAAAGGTTTAGCGGAGGAAACAAAAAAGGTTTTGGACAAAGAACTTACTTGTGCCATAAAACCGAGTATCCACATGGGATGTGGTAAAAACTTTGTGCTTGATCCAAAGTCTGGGTGTTGTGCCCTTAAAGCTGGAAAAAATCCGGGTGCTACTGCTATGAAAATTAAACTCGCGAAATCGATCGGTACTGAAATTCTAGTAGGTGCACTGGCCGGTGCGCTCATAGAAAAGCTTATCATGAAAAGCCCAGCGATTGGTCGGATGGGAGCAAGATTGGCAGCGAAATTGCTCCAGAGAGTTGCACCAAGGATTGCTGTTAAAATGTCTAGTAAACTGGCGGTGTACGGTGCGATGGGGGGGGCTGGTCCAGCTGGGTGGGCCGTGGGTGCGGCCATGTTGGCGTTTGACGCGATTAGTATGACACTTGATATGCTTGACGTCGATGGATACAATTCATATACGTCGAATGATGTAATCGAGGACATGCGTAAACTGATGGATTATTCACTCTGGAAATCGTTACAGGATGCGGGTATGGATTACCCAATGTTGTTCCCACTCGCTGAACCTTTCAAAAACGAATTCGAGGCTGCCCAGAGTTTCATGGGTGGTGAAATGTTTAATAAATTTGTCATGAAAGATATCAACGAAACACCTTCTATGAAGGTGCTCTGGGACGGATTCCTCGAGAAAGCCCTAGTGGATGAAACGGCTGAGCTTCCCGAGGCGATTGTCACCTTTACTGGTAAAACCATCGAAAAGTATCACAAAGAGCGTGACCTTATCATGTTTACCAAAATGCAAGAACTCCTTGGGAAAGAAAAGGGTAAGATCGAACTGTACGAATTCATGAGTACACCCAAACGAATTGGTATTTCCCTGTCCGAAGCGGGTGCTGAAGAGTGGAATACCAAACAGCGTGAGGTGTGGTTTAAAAATAACGATCTATTTAAGCCGCCAACAACTCCACCAACCTTTATCAACCCGACCGCAGCCCTGTACACAGATACTTATTTCGTTCTCGACGTTGCCAATCCCGGTACGAAAGAGAAACCCAATATGATCTCTAAAAAACTGCCAAAGAAAACCGTACTTGGGTGCGCCTATGGTACGGTAATCACGTACTGCGAGAAAAGGCGTCAAATGAAGGGTATTTCCGATGCAGTTGATCCTCGTAAGCTGGGTGTAAAATTCGACATGCAATCGGGGTCGTGTAAGTTTACAAAGAAATTCTGTATGCGTTACGGTATGGTCTACAAAAACAATAACTGTAAATTGGCAAAAGGGCAAAAGATTGCCGAAATGATTTTGGGACCATCGGTAACTCGTGCTTCGATTCGTGAATGGGACGACCGTAAGGCTGCGTTAAAATCGGGTAACCCAGTGAAAATAGCTGGTGCATTGACCAAGATGTATCTCGATCCCACTGGTCTCGGTACACCGGCGGTGAAGCGACTCATAAAAGAGATTGGTGAAACGAAAGCCAAAAAAACGAAACCGGCCAAGAAGATTCCGTGCCCCCCGGGAATGCGCGACGATGGTACGAGTTGCTGGAAAGACACGAAAGCCAAAAAATCGAGACCCGCGAAGAAAAAGAGGTGCCCCCCGGGAATGCGAGACGATGGTACGAGTTGCTGGAAAGATACGAAAGCTCGGAAGTCAAGACCCGCGAAGAAAAAGAGGTGCCCACCGGGAATGCGCGACGACAGAACAAGTTGCTGGAAAGATACGAAAGCTCGGAAGTCAAGACCCGCGAAGAAGAAGAGGTGCCCCTCGGGAATGCGCGATGACAGGACAAGTTGCTGGAAAGATGCGTATGGGCGTGGTGCGGGTAAAGTTCTTTCATCTAGAGGGGGTAAATGTACAGGGGGTGGGTGTAGGGGGGGTGGGTGTAAACGGTGGGGTAAATGTAGGAAGGTTAGGTGTTCGAAGGTTAGGTGTTCGAAAATCAAGTACTATTGCAAGAGCAAATACCCTGAGAAACAGTCGAGTTTATGCTATAAAAGGTGTAAACCTGGGTACCGGGGTGTGGGTCCCATGTGCCACCCCAAGAATGGTGCTGGTATTAAGGTTACGTTGATGAAACGACAATACTGTGATAGAGGGCAGCATAAGGTAGCGGGTATATGTTGGGATAGGTGTCCAAATGGTTTCAAAAACGCTGGCGCTCTTTGCCACCCCAGAGGTGGTCCCGGTATTAAGGTTACGTTGATGAAACGACAATACTGTGCTAGAGGGCAGCATAAGGTAGCTGGTATATGTTGGGATAGGTGTCCAAGTGGTTTCAAAAACGCTGGCGCTCTTTGCCACCCCAGAGGTGGTCCCGGTATTAAGGTTACGTTGATGAAACGACAATACTGTGCACCTGGAAGTAAAAATGTAGCGGGTATCTGCTGGCCTAAATGTAGTCCAGGGTATAAGGATATCGGCGCTCTTTGTGAACCCAAGGGTGGTCCCGGTATTAAAAAGACGCTATTCAAACGTCAAAAATGCCCAGCTGGTTGGAAAAATGTCGCGGGTGTATGCTGGTCGAAGTGTCCTCCAGGCTACCGCGACGATGGAGCACTTTGCAACAAAAATTAAATGTTCGTATATTATAAAATATGGCCAAATTCTCGTCTCTAGCAAAGGGTGCCGGCGGTGCGGCATCTGCGGCGGCATCGGCTGCAAAAGCTGCGGGTAAGGCTGCTCGGGGGGCAGCGAAAGCGGCTGCGGCGGCTGCGGCGGCTGGGGCTAAGGCTGCTGGGCAAGCTGCATCGAGTGCTGCGGCGGCGGCGAAGAAAGCCGCTAAAGCTGCCAAGAAAGGCGCGAAAGGTGCTAAGAAAGGTAGTAAAGCTGCTGGTAAAGCGGGTGATGCGGGTGCGGCTGCCAAGAAAGGCGCGAAAGGTGCCAAGAAAGGCGCTAAAGGTGCTAAGAAAGGCGCGAAAGGTGCCAAGAAAGGTAGTAAACTTGGTAGAGGTGCTAAGAAAGCTGCTCCCCTATTAGCGGCAGCTGGTCTCGTCGGTGGAGTACTGTACATAGAAAAGAAACTTGCCAAAGAAAGTGAAGCTATACAGGGGTGTACGACCGCGTGCTTACCCAGTAATTTCGATGAACTCATGTACGGTAGTTTGAAAAAGGATCAATTGAAATACAAAAGTCTTGATGAATTGAAGAAGGCGGACCCCAAAACGCCAGATGATCAACCACTGTGTAATGATAAGGTTGAGGATTGTGGTAAATTCTGCACGGATAAATGTAAGGCGAAACACCAATCGGATATCCCGGGATCAAAAATAATGGGTCGTGCCGCCGGCGCCGCTGGAAGTGTGCTTAGTAAAATAAACGAGACGTTGAACCCATTCGCGGGTCCGGAAGGTAAAAAACGGATGTTAATCATCGGTATCATTTTACTCCTCGTAATCCTCGGACCTATCATTTTTAAAATGGTATTTTAAACAAATATACTTAAAGCAATATTATCTTTATGTAAGTAGATGATACTCAGCATTGACGTTGGTATCAGAAATCTCGCGATGTGTAAATTTGACGAAACGTCAAACCTTGTCACAGAGTGGGACGTATCGGGTGTACCCCCCGAACATAAAGATGGTTTATTCGTTTCACTACGAAAACACTTAGACGAACGCCCATGGGTACTCACGTCTGATACAATCCTCATAGAAAAACAGCCTGACAAGAATAAGAAAATGAAGATGGTTGAACATTTTTTACATGCTTATTTCGTGATACGGGCACCCAATGCCGAGACTATTATTTACGATGCTAGATTTAAAGTACCCGACGTATCGGGTCCCGGAAAGGCACAATACATGAAACGAAAAAAGGTATCTATAGAACGATGTAGAATATTTATCGAAACAAACGAAAATAATTCACATTGGTTACCCATTTTCGATGCATCTAAAAAGAAAGATGATCTCGCCGATACTGTAATGCAGGCTATAAGTTTTACGAAACGTATCGAACCCAAAAAGAAGGACAAAGAAAATAAGAAAATTGTACCTAGAAAACCAAACGAAAATCAGAAAAATACACGGTATTCTTTATCAAATCTCGCGTGGATTTTTAAAAATAAACCCGAGTGTGAATATCTTGAAAATAATAAAAGATTCATGAAAGATTTAAAAAGATATTATAAATCAATAGATGAATTTATGTGTGATCAAAAAAGTACGTGAGTACGTATCGTTCACCAGACGTGACAGGTAATATACCATGATTAAACGTGTACCCGTCATAATTAATCATGTCCCCCTGTTTCATGTATATGATGGGTAAATCTTTCATATTTTTTAACATTTCAATTCTCGTTTTCAATGTGGATGCTCTTTTCACGTCTCTGACACGTGTGTCATTTTGATCGTCGAACAAGTAAAAATCACCCCCTTCGAATTCGTTGGGATCAGATAATAAAACATTTATTGTAGATTTTGACATGTCGACATGCATCGGTATATGGACCCGTTCTCCGGGTGTATACCGTTTCAAAAATACAAAATCGAGTGTACCTTTCTGTTTAGGTAATTTTTTCTTATACAAGTCTACACATTTTTCGAATAACTCGGGATAATTCAGGGTTCTGTCATTCTCTAATATTTCAATCTGGTATACAGGTTTATCATCAACGGGGTCGGCTGTTGTGAGAAAATGTTTAGTTTTCGCCATGGAAATAAATTCTTCACATTCAGATTTTGTGAGAACATTTTTTAGTGTATATATTCTTTTCGTACTCGGACTATGTAAATATAAATAAAATAAAATTATAAATATTATTAAAATGACTACCGGTGTCATACTATTTTATATAGAATATATTCCACGATAATGATGCAATGCAGAATCCAAGTTCCAATTTTTATCAATTTTATCTTCGTGCTCATTTGGTATACAATTTCTCATTTTAAACGTTTCGGGTGTAACGCCTCTCATTTCCCAAAACATCTCACACATAAATTCACCTACATGGTCCGTGATGACCGTGGTATCGATGAGTAATGGAACATACTCTTTTAAAATTTTATCCGGAAATTCTTTCGAAGCAAAAATGTTTGTGTAAATATAATCGTCACGCATTTTATTTATAGGTACTAAACCAGATGGTACAATATAAAAAAAGTGCCACCCCTCCAATTTTTTAAAAACTTCTTGGATATCTAAACCTTCTTTTCTATAAAAGTTGTCATATTCAAATTGAATCATATCTACATCAATGTCACCGAGACCATTTAATACAGGTAAATCGTGACCATCTGTATCAATTTTCAAAAAATCGATATGGGTTATACCACGGTCTTTACAATATTCGGAAATTGTTTTGTCCGTATCATTTAAACCGTATTTGTTCACGTATACGTTGGGTTTGTCGTAATCGACTGATTCCTTATACATTACATATGTTGTTTCATTAATAAATGCGTCACCGGAGGGTATAAATAAGGGGTCGAATAAATGTACTGACATGTTTGAATCAATATCATTTGGGATCTGTGAACCGGTCGCACCCACGTCAAATATCGTAGCATTCGATGTATTTTTGAGTATAGACCTTAATAGTGAAAGTTCTCCATTGATTTTTTGGTTACAGCAGATACGGTACGCAAAATAAGGTATACTGATTTTTCTCGTTTCATCGCGAATCGTAATCCAGGTATCCAATGAAGGTTCCATTATATACAAATACGAGTTACCTTTTATATAGCATTAAAGATTTGAAGCAATTTACATGTATAATGGAAATTCCTGTACTTGATCATGGTTTCGTGCGACTTGTTGACCATATGCCTCGGGAAAACCTAGATACATCAATTGTCCAGGCAGCTCGGGTCTCTTACGGAGACGGAACGAAGACTTCTCGTGGAGACACCGGGCTTATTCGATATCTATTGCGCCATTGGCACACGACACCGTTCGAAATGGTGGAATTTAAGTTTCATATCAAAATGCCAATATATATCGCGAGACAGCATTTGAGACATAGAACGGCGAGTGTAAACGAGCTTTCAGCGAGATATTCGGTCGTCCCCAAAGAATATTACAGCCCCGACGTACTTCGTGGCCAGTCGGAGGTTAATCACCAGGGGTCGGAAGGGGTTGTCGACGTTGACAAGACAGGTATGCAGACACATCTCGAAGATTCGTTTGATATTTACGACAAACTATTAGGAGATGGGTGTTGTCGTGAACAAGCGCGTGGTAATCTACCACAGTCCACGTATACGGAGTTCTATTGGAAAATAAATCTTCATAACCTCATGCATTATCTTCACCTCCGCATGGATTCACATGCACAAAAAGAAATTCGAGACTACGCGAACGCGATATACACACTCGTCGAACCACTTGTTCCTATTACCATGAAAGCGTTTACGGACTTCAGAGTCAACGCTGTCCAGCTCACAGGACCCGAAATTGAATGTATTCGTTCGGGTATCATCATTAAATCACCTGGTGAAAGACGAGAGTTTCATGAAAAGATGGAACGTATAGGACTCGGTGATCGATATAAAGAAATGTGACACTGACGTAGGTAAAATCAAAAATAGTATCCGCGATGAACAACGTCACGCGGAAGAATATAGTAAGGAAAGTGATAAATTGGTTAAACTGGGTAGTAAGAAGTAAATAGTAGTGTAATATAATATTGTTTTAAGTTAACATGAAAGTGCATATATTAGGTTCGGGTCCCACCGGGATTTCAATTGCTTGGGAACTTTCTAAATTTACAGACCATGAGGTTATTATGTACGACAAAAAACCTTCAATGGGTGGGTCGTGGTGGGAACCACCCGGAGAAAAACGAGACGTACACGCACATAGGGCTGTATTCGACAGTGCGTTTGTAAACACACATAGTTTATTTTCAGAAATGGGAATTTCGTGGGACGATATGTTTATACCCGAAAAACACGAATATGTGAAGATGGAAGAGAAACGTTTAAAACCAATAGATTATGCATCGCTCACATCACTCGCGGTACGTGTACTATCCCACCCCAATACGTACAAACGTAAAACGGTAAAGGACAGTATCGGTAAACTTTCATCGCATGGTAAACAATTCATGAAAACGATAACGTACGTAATGGACGGGGTCGGGTGGGACGTCATGACAGCCTACGAATTTATACAAAATGCGAATCATATAGGTTTATCGACCATGCACACACAACGTGGTTCTGGTACTGTTATGAATAACGCCATGTTCCGCGCACTCGAAAAAAGGGGTGTCAAGTTCGTGGGTAATAAAACAATGAAGGAAGTAAAATATTACGACGGGGGGTACGTGGGTACGTTCGAGGACGGGTCGGTCATAAACGATGGTATGTTGGTAATGTGTGTCGATAACTCGAGTGCACTTAAACTCATCGGGGATAATTGGCAAGGTGCGCGTGACAAAATGTTTAATAGTACATACGGGAGTTTAACGCTCATGCTCGACTATGACACACCGACCATTTTACCGAATGAACACTACGTCGCCATGAATACGAAATGGAATCTTA